GAATATGGTATTGATCCATTGAGCAGATACAATGTACTAGGCGATGATATGGAAGGTGATTCACCATCATTGTGGACGGCTTTGAAATTTGTAAGTCTCATTGATCCACTGGGCTTGGACGCGCAAGCGAGCAAACAAATGGTGAGCTTGCGTCGCGCTGAATTTCTGCGCCTAATGTATCGTGATGGAAAAACTATCACAGGTAGTTACTGTCGTGGTATCACAGGTTTCACATCAGGAGACACACAGACCAGTCCCAGATACGCAGGAGTGAGATCAGCGCAGAATATATGTGAGGGGTTGAACCGTATAATGCGCAGAGGTGGCGATATTGAGAAACTTGAAAGAGCCAAAAACTTGCTAATCAAACATTGGACAGCAGTTAGGATTGGTGATCAAGTTTATAGACCATCTGCTGATGTATTGAGATCACCTACCTGGATGGGGGGTATGGGGATCTGTCGTCATGACGGTAAAGATGCAAGGTTTGTACAGATAGTGCGTGCCCGAGTGCGCATGCCTCGCTACAGCCAAGCGAATTCATCATTGTCCAAGCTGATGGTACGCAAAGGTTGGTCAAAAATCCAAAGTTGGGAAGGTATATCGATGCCTGACCATAGGGATGTTGACGCTAGTGTCATGGCCAGCATTTTGCCTCCCAAAGTACGACAAGAATTCGCAAGGATGGAAAGGCAAGATACTGTGGAGTATTACCGCCAAAAAGGCACTAAAGTCAAGAAAAATTTTATTCCCGAACTTTATCAATATTTTGACAAAGTTTCCACGCACCTGGAAGATGATCGACAATTGGTGCCAAGAGTGGCCTACAAACCAAACGATTGGTGGCGTGGCCTTGTACGAGATGCTATGGGTGTGTTGGCATCTCATCCACAATCAGAAAGGCTGATGGGTAAAGCGGGACCCCAGAAGCTTGCAAACGTAATGAAAAATGTTACGAGCAAAGTCGATGATGCTAAGAGTAAACTACTCAGTCTCGATATAGAAACTGTCATGGGAACTGTGACCGGACGATTGGAAAAACCAAGTCCACTTGCAGGTCTCGTGAGTCCTCTATGTCGTCACTTGATTGACATGTGTCATTCTGGTATTGTTAGTTGGCTTTGCAAACAGAGTGCTGATTCCAGCTCAAAATGGAATCAATGTATAGTCAATGCGCTATACACTTTCGAAATATTTTTCATCGATATACAAGGTATGTTGCTCAGCAAATACCGTGTTTAGATGGAAACACGTTCGACTCATC